CGAGCCGTGTACAAGAGCGGAGTGTTAAAGCCCTATGAGGTAGAAAGGCGTATTAAGCTGACCAACGGCTATTATTCGGAAGTTTATTCCTTGTCAATGGTCGTGGCACTGGCTTTCCGTATCAATACTTCAAATGCGGTAATGGTGCGTAATGCTTTATTGGAAAGGCTGTGCTTGCGAAAAGAAAGGCAAATATTGTTGGTTTCAATGGGCAGCAGACCCTCATGCAGATGTTAGATTGTGCGCTTTGGAAAATTTTACGGATTGTTTATGAGCGATTTAACCTGATGTACTGATGTCATGGCATCAGTAAACCTATAAACCAGCATATCCCTTTGCCAACGAATATCTGCGGCAACCCATTTGCCCGAAGAAGTGCGGTTTTGCTTCTTCGGGCTTTTTCTTTTCGCCATTTTAAGGCTGATTTTTCCCATCCTGCTGCATTTCCTTATCCGTCAGGTTCTTTTGCGCCGTTCTGCATCGTTTTACGTATCAAGGTTTTAGCCGTCCTTCCGTAGCTTTGTGCCCATGTTTAATCCGCTTGCCGACAAGGCGTCGGCAGTACTAAAATCTTATTGAAAACATGGAGAAAAAAGAAGAATTCATCCGAGTAGGCACCACGCTCCACAAGATTGTGGACCAGCCCCGCATCGACGGCGGCTATGTGAGGAAACGCATCGCATGGAACTCCGAGACCTTGCGGCAGGACTACGGCAAGGACTACATGGCTGGCATCCCCAAGTATGACGGCTTCTGCACCGTACCCGACCATGTGGACTACAAGCCCGTAGTCGGCAAGTTCCTCAACCTCTATGAGCCGATAAGCCACCGACCGCAGGAGGGGGATTTCCCCTGCATCCGCTCGTTGGTGGAACACATCTTCGGCGAACAGTACGAGCAGGGCATGGACTACCTGCAACTGCTGTATCTGTACCCCATTCAAAAACTGCCCATCCTGTTGCTCGTGTCCGAAGAAAGGAATACGGGCAAAAGCACGTTCCTGAACTTTCTGAAAGCCATCTACCAAAACAACGTGACGTTCAACACCAACGAGGACTTCCGCAGCCAGTTCAATTCCGACTGGGCGGGCAAACTGCTCATCATGGTGGACGAGGTGCTGCTTAACCGCCGTGAGGACAGCGAGAGGTTGAAGAACCTAAGTACCACGTTATCCTACAAGGTGGAGGCGAAAGGCAAAGACCGTGACGAGATAGGTTTCTTTGCCAAGTTCGTGCTTTGCTCCAACAACGAGCACCTGCCCGTCATCATCGACGCAGGGGAAACACGCTATTGGGTGCGGAAGATTGTGCCGCTCAAGAGTGATGACACCGACTTCTTGCAAAAGCTGAAAACGGAAATACCCGCTTTTCTCCATTTCCTGCAACACAGGCAGCTATCCACAGGGAAAGAAAGTCGTATGTGGTTCAACCCGAAGCTGCTGGAGACGGATGCCCTGCGGAAGATAATCCGAAGCAACCGCAACAGGTTGGAAATTGAGATGGCTGAACTGTTGCTCGACATCATGGCAAGTGTCGGCGTTGAATCTGTCTCGTTCTGTCTGAATGATATTGTTCCGTTGCTCGTCTGCTCGCAAGTCAAGGTGGAGAAGTCGCAGGTTCGGAAAGTGGTGCAGGAGTGCTGGAAGCTCACCCCTGCATCCAATTCACTTTCCTATACCACCTACCAATGCGACTACAGCCGTGGGTGCGGATATTCACCCGTCAAGCGGATTGGGCGCTACTACACGGCAGGCAAGGCTCAGTTGGAAACACTCTGATATTTTGATGAAATGATGAAAGCATATATAAACATAAAGAATGACAGCTGCTTACATTCTCATCAAATCTTCAACAAATGGATTTGGCTGATGAAAAGAGAAAGGCAGCACAACACCATTCATCACTTTTCTTTTGGCGAGCGGTTTGATGAAAAGATGTTGAGAGTACATCCATCTGGTGGTCAGTGTGTTATGTTATCCATTCATCATTTCATCAGATTTTCACCCCTCATCAAGTCCGCTGTGGAAAGCAACAGAGGTGAACACCGCCATCCGCAGGCTGGTCGGACGGACTTCCATCCTGCAGACCGACAGGGGAAAGCCGATGTTACAAGCGAAAAGAGAGCAGCATCCGAAAACCGCCGACACCCCGCAGGCTTTTGGAAAACAAAAAGTCATAGCTCATTAGGGCGTTTTCTTCACGCACCGCTTCGCTCATGCTAAAAACACCCCAATGAGCCAATGGGGTTACACCCCTCTGGACACCCCCGCTTGCCCGTGCGGCACGAACCGCAGACAGACGGA